TGCTGATATTAATGGAAGTGCTCCATCTCTACATACTTTCAATCGATTTAGTATTTCCTTTACGACATTACTTACCATTTGTCATCACCCATTCAATTATAGTATTATTCTTCTATATTACTATAATTAGTGTTCCCATTTACGTGGCAAATCTTAACTACATTTCTGGATTTATTTGGTGCCGAAATATGAGTTAAAAAAATTACAATATATTGATATTTATAGTTTAATTAATTAATCTCCATAATTAGGTACCGAAATATGAGATATTATTTTTTCACAAATGGTAATTAAAAATTTATCTATAATGGGTTTTTAACATACCAATTTCTGTTTATACTCAGTCTAACATAGATTTGTGTTATTTATTTATTTCTAAAATAAATCTTAAAAGCATCTTGTATACTTATATTTTCTTTATCCGCCTTTTCCTTAAGCAATTCATAAATCTCAATATCTCCATTTTTGAATACTATATCAATTTTTCTTTCCTGTTCACCTGCGATATGTAGATACCCCTCTGGGTGTGCATAATAACAGTTTTCACACATATCTTTATCCTTAATCACCCAATTTTCACAATGTTCACAAGCCCAAGATTTCGCCCTATTTCCACTTGGACACAGCAACATAAAATTCTGCAGATTATTTTCATCTTGCTCCCCTAATATCTCATAAGGTATGCGATGATCTACTTGAAGCTGATTTTCTGGATATTCTTCTCCATATAAAAAGCAAATACTCCCATACTGCTCTATTAATTGCTGCTTTAGTCTGTTTGAAAGTTGTGTCCTTCCTGCTGTTTTACTAAGTAAGTTTTGTTTCTTATACTCCTCCCAATCACCAAAACGATACGCTCCTATGCTTTTTCCACTTCGATCTTTAATCTTAAATGTTTCAAGTGGTATTCCCAATTCGCGAACATCTCTTGCGGCTCTAGGTGCATGTTCATACCCTGCATCTTTCAAATCTTCAGTACTACAAAATCCTTTTTCTATTATAGTATCTATTACACACCTAGCACGTTTGTTTGTTACTGAATTAAGTTTCGCCATAAAATCATCTGGTATCTTTTCCATATTATATTTCATCCCCCATATCATATTAATTCAATTGTTTTATTAATTTTATACAGTTTGTCTATTTAGTAAAAAACTATTATTCTTGCGAATAATAGAAAATTTTAACTATATATAAATTTCTTATCACCTTGAATACCTATTACAAAACGAAATATCAATAAAGACTTTTTAATTCATTTACATTGTTTTATTATACTTCATATATCAAACTTATCTTTATATAATTAATTTTAGTTGTTCAGCTCTATTTTCATAAACACATTTTAAATTTTTACTTAAATATAGTGACTCATAAGTAATTTCTTTTTTACCTAATAATGTTGACTGGGCGGATTTACCTGAATTTATAAATATATGAGTAAGTTCTAAATAATCTGGTAAATCTTTGCCATGTTTTTTTTCTCCCGTCATGCCATCATAACTTATTATAAAATCAACATTTTTGTCATTTAATAATTTAAGTGCATTAACTAATTCTTCATAATCAACCCCTTGATAATATCTATTGTCAGATGTATTGCTTGTTCCTTGATATGGTGGATCCATATAAACCAGATCTCCTGGTTGAGCTTTAAGTAACATTTCCCTATAATCCAGGTTATAGAATTCAGTCCTATTATTGAGTAAATTTGATATTTGTATAGCATTGTTTCTAATTAACTCTGGTCTGGTTCCATTTCTTCTCTTATCACAAGATTGATTCATTTGGCCATTATTATTGTATCTTACCGCCCCTTTTACTACTCTCGCTAACATAAACAACATTAATGCTGGTTCACTTTCTTGATTAAATTTCTCACGCATTTTGTAAAAATAATCTATATTATTAGTTCCTTCTACAAATTGTCCATTCCATATTTCTTCGTATTGTCTATATAATACCTCTGGTTGCTTTACGCATAATTCTAACATTTCAACAAGTGGTTTGTTTATATCATTTAAAATAAATTTTCCAACCTTATTTTGCTTGGCAGCTAAAATACTAACAGCAGCAGTTCCGCAAAAAGGTTCAATTAATCTGTTTATTCTTTTAGGAAAATAACTTGAAATTTCAGAAGCAATATTACGTTTGCTTCCTTGATACTGTACAAGATGGGGTGTTGCCATAATAATCTCCTTCCTTGCTCCAATAATATTATATCAGACATGTCTTTATTTGTATAAAATTTCCATAAATTTATTCTTTAAATTCTATTTCATCAATCAACCAATATTTCTTATTTTTACTATTTACTTCTTTGTGTAATTGTATTTCTGCAATAATCATTTTTTCTAAATCTGCTTCAAATTCATTAATTAAATATATATTATTTCTAGCTAACCTCCAATTTTTATATAACCAAGCAACTATTAGAGATTTAAAACTATTGCTTAATTTTATAGATACATTAAATTCCGTTCCTATCGCTTCTGCCCTTTCTATAAAATAGCTACTTATTTTGTTAATGTTTTTAGCATCAATTTGATTTTTTATTTTATCACATGAAATATCCATCATTTTTCATTCTCCTTCTAAGTATTAATAGTATTATTAATCACTCTGTTTATTTTAAAAGTCAAGTAAAAACAAGAATGCCTCAACATTGATTTATAAACTGAGCTACATTACATTTATTTGCTTTACCTCTACTAATACTACTTCTATAAAAAATAGATAAAATTTTAACATATGTAATATAACTCCACAGTTATATTATATTGTTTCTCATTCCAGCTCTTATTAAACATATAGTATTCATTAAATATATTATATACTATTTATTATTCATATATCAATTTTAACACGCTCTATTATAAATCCTTTTTATCCAATACCTTCTATGCAAAACTTATACAAATGCGCGTATTTATTAATACGCAAAATAGCTTTACCCCCCCTGAACAAAAAATACCCCGAAACTGTAGTCTATGCAAACATAAAGCACACAAAAAAAATAGGGCAAAATGCCCTAAGCCTTTGATACCAAGCTATTTCCGCTCTATCCTTACAACACACTCAACAGGGTAGGTGTTACTTCATTGATGAAAAAAATAAAGTATAGAATAGCCATTTCAGCCACTCCATACTCTATTCTATAATATATCTATATAAATATCTTCTAATTTTCTTCATCAATTATTCCTATAAACGGGGTATTCCACATTATTTCAACATCAAGCTTTGATTCCTTCTTTTTATTAAAGGTTTCATGGATAACTATTTTATCAATAATCATCGTTATATCTGAGTTTGTTAATTCTTTTCTTTCAATAATTTCCTTTAATACATCAATTGCCTTTGTGATTCTAGCTTTTTCAGTTTTTCTTATATGATTAATGTTTATAGCTTCTTCAAGTATATTCTCAAGCTTTATTAAATCCTGATTAGCTTCATCTGTCATTTCTTTGAAAATTTCTTCTGATATAAGTCCCTTTGCAAGTTGCTTTGAATAGTTTTTTATTTCAGCCTTCTTCATTTCAACTTCCCTTTTAAGCCTGTCTACTCTCTTTTCATTAGCATTATTCTTATGTTTCTTTTCTATTTTATTATCAATATTATCAAGCCGTATAAGTCCCTGAGTATATAATCTTTCAATTTCATTAAAAACTATTTCATCAACATCATCAATTTTTATAGTATGCCTTGTACAATAATTGCTTCCATATCGGTTGTATGTACCGCAAATATAAAAAGTTTCTTTACCCCTACTTTTCGTTGTTGAATTTGTTATTACAAGATTTTTACCGCATTTCCCACATTTTAATATACCTGTATATTTTCCTATAGGCTTTTGTTTTGCTTTTACACCATTAGTTACACGTTTTTGAAAAATCATTTGAACTGCTTCAAAAGTTTCTTTACTAATTATTATTGGAAGCATATTTTTATGTACATATTGCTCTTCAATAGGAACTTCAATTATTTTCTTATCCCTAATTTTATTTCTCCTTGTCTTGCCCCTTCTTACCGTTCCTATATATGCATCATTTTTTAGAACTCTACTTACCATTCCTCCTGTCCATACTTCCTTTAAAGTCCATTCTTTTTTCCATCCATATCCGTATAATTCCTGTTTTCTAATAGCTGGTGTTGTTACTTTATGACCATTCAAATATTTAGCAATTTTAGTACACCCATTACCTTCAATAAATAATCTAAATATTATCTTTACTGTTTCTGCTGATTCTTCATCAATTATACATTTAACTTTATTGTTCGGATCTTTTTTATAACCAAAGTTTGTAATATGAACTTCCCCGGCTTTAGCTTTTACTCTTAAGGCTTCCTTAGTTTTTCTACTTAGATCCCTTATATACATTTCATTATACCATGTCTCAATTCCTCTTAAATTTTCATCTTGATATCCACTTTTAAGCATAAGTTTTACATTCTTTTCTTCAAGATGTTCAATATATAAAAGCGTCTTAGCATTATGCCTTCCTATTCTTGAAAGGTCTTTTGCAAGTAGTATGTCAACTTTACCTTCATCTATTAGTTCATTTAATTCATTAAGTCCAGGTCTATCATAGGTATAACCACTAACATTATTATCTTCTATAATATCATCAATCATAAGTCCGCTTTCTTCTGCAAAAACCCTTATTACATTTCTTTGACTTTCTATGCTATCTCTGCTGCCATCTTCATCCCTTGAAATTCTAATATATCCATAAACGCCCATAATTAATTCCTCCAATATTTTTTATATTCTAAACCCCAATGACTTAACTTGATTGGTAGTGTGATGATAAATCTACGTTCCCCACTAATCAAGCAATTTAGCACTTTTGAGGTGATTTTCTATTATAATTTCAAAGGCTTTTTCCCATGTAATTTTATTTGAATATGTATGTTTAATTGAATTAATCCTTGAGTTCTGTTTTCCTTTAATTATTATTGAGTTTATATTTTCCATATAATATATTTCCCCTTTCCCCATTTTTAATAAAAACAAAAAAGCCTACCGAACTTCAGTAAGCTTTTCAAATCAATATGTATGCATAATTAAACTTTATATTTTTAACACTATACAATATGTAGATATTTTTTTAATGTGCCGGCATATCCAGTGGATACACATATTCACTGGTAAAATCATATTGTATTTTCATAGTATTTGTTGGTGTCTTTGTCACTGCTTCTGGAAGCAGTGTATGGGCAGCTGCCGGTACAACATACTGCTGCTTTAACTGGCCATAGCTGCTGTCAGTATAGGTAAATATAGTAGATGTATCACTGTCCCAGGAAACACTGTTATAGTTGGTAGAGGTAAAGTTTGAGATTCCGTACACTGTTAAATTCTCATTTAACTGAAGGCAGGCACCGTATTGTATTATCACCCACAATTTATTATTTGCTATTTTAGTTAAAGTAATTGAGCCAATACTCCCTGTATATATTTCAACTTTACTGGCAAACGTGCCGTCTTTATTATATTTTGCTATACAGCTTTTATATTTGGAACTTGACCCTGAAGTATCCATGCATCCATTGTAAGTTATATACACATAGGCAGCATTTACTGCTATATCAAAATACTCCACATCATAGACAAGGTCATCAGGTACTGCTGCACTTTTTGGGTAAGATGAAATTACGGCAAAATCCTTATCAAGCTTTTTAAAAGAACCATCACTTATAAGAATCCAGAAGTTTGTACCGTCATAAGCTATAGCTTTAACCTGAGCTGGCAGGGTTATATTATCACCTCTAGTACCGGTAACTTTATCGTATACTACTAAAGTTGTGGTATTTTTACTTAGGGCATAGAGGTTTGTTTCATCGGTACACAGGTTATAGCCAGGCAAATAATTTCCACTGCTGCCTGCAGCTAATTCAATTTTAGGATACAAACTATTAATCTTAGGACTCTGGGCAGTGCTCCCGGTACTAGATCCACCAGTCCAATATATACTCTTAAAGCTTCCGTTAGCTGCACTGGTTGGAAAATCCATGACGTAATGCCGTATACCTGATGCATCCGTATTAGTTCTTGTAGTCTCACCTGTATTTACAGTTCCCCTGAGTTCATCACTGCCGCTGTAGGTATACCAGCCATCTGCATAACCTATAATGCTTCCCCAGGTAAAATAGTCATAAGGATCTTCTGCAATATCTCCTGTAGTTAAAACCATTACCCTGAATGGATAAGTTGTGTATATATCAGTCAATATATTTTCCTGCATATTATCCAGGATGGGATAATAAAATCCGTCAAGGTAAGCCATATTTCCAAATACAGCAGATATCCTATTTTCACTTTTAGCTTCATAGGTCTGCTTTCCTGTTAAGGCATCATAGAGTTTAACTGTAGCTGTGCCTGTAAAAGGTAATATTAATTTTTTCTTTGGAATTTCTATTTTAGTTCCTTTTATTAAATCTTTGCTGTAAAATAAACTTTGTTTATAAAGCATAGATTTCCTCCTCTCTGAAATTTTGAATATAAAAAAGCCTATACCTTCTAGATATGGGCTTTTAGTTATCTAATAAGAAAATTGCCATGTACTATTTAAACACTATATTTTAACTTTAATCTTCCTTAAAATCAATCTAACATAAATAAAATAGTTGAAATTGTGTTTCTTATGCAATGAATCCAGAAAACAACTCCAAAAGCAGAGAAATTCTTTTTTTTATAAGTTAAATATGAATATGCTAATACTAAACCTATTATAAAACTATAGGAAATATATAAATAACTATAACTATGTGAAATTGCAAATAGTAACGACGAAATTATAGCAATAATAATCTTTTTTTCTTTAAAAATCTTAATAGAACTCAAAATTTCAATAATTCCATATTGGAAAATAATCGTTTCTAATATAGGACCTATTATTGAGCCAACTATAATTTTTGCCAATAGAGATGATGTTTCTAAGCTATCTGGTCCCCCCATTTGTCCTATGTATTTTTCATATAGATAAAATAGTGGAATAAATGGTACTATGGCTAAATATGTAGCTAAGACCATAGCAATAATAAACTTTAAGGTAGGTAGTTCTTGAAAATAGTTATTAATGTTTTTATAATTCACCCTCATCCTCTATTCCTCCAAAAACTCTATTATTTAATTCACGATAAATTACCACTGTGACGCTTTATTAGAATAATTTGACCATGATTGGAATTTATCACCCACCAATCATAACGCCAACATTTCCATGCAATACAATTCGGATCAGACCGCAAATAACTAAATGAAGCGGATAATAAACATAGAAAAACCATTTCATACTTTTCCAAGTACCACGCTCACCATTATACATTTTCAACAGCGGAATTGTAAGTGCAACAAATAGTTGTAGAATACCATAAATAGGATTGATAAAAACAGCATATACGGTAGCATATACTGATATCCATAGCATCATTGCAGTCATTTGCTTTTTAAAGTTTCCACGATTTGCACCAATTTGTATAATTGCCAGTACTGCAATACTGCTCCAATCTGAACAAAATGTAATAACCGTAATTCCAAGGATTAGCAGTGTCTTTTGCCACTGCTTAAATCGGTTGCTTTCATGTATTGCCAATGCTACAAGACCACAAGCCAAAGACCAAATAACACTTGTCTGATTAAATATGGAGGTCTGAAAAGGTATAAAAGGTATCCCAAAGGCGAAATTATAAGCAAAATGCGAAATTACTGCAAAGATAAACAATCTGCCAGCATATTTTTTTATATCATGAGTATAATGATAACCCTCTGCCACAAAGAACCAAAAAATAGGTGCCGCCAGCCTTCCAATGATATGTAGTACAATAATCCACCAATCTGTTGGGTAATTCGGATATAGCACACTCGTAAGATGGTCTATTGTCATTGCAATCATTGCTATAATTTTTAATTGATTTCCATTTAGTACTTTCTGGTACATTTTATACTCTCCTATACAAAACACTATTTATCAAACTGCGTGTTATATAAATAATCGTAACTATTCAGGCATTGACAAATTTTAAATTGTTGTTCTATGGGCTTATAGAGCCAGTTCAAGAACTTACATGTTTTGACTGTTACGAAAATGCATTAAAATAGATTAATTTAATCATTTTAAACCATAAATTTGTTCTTAAAAAGCACAACATATTGTATTTTATATTTGTAAAAAGCAATATATAGTGGCTGAATAGTTACAAATAATCTTTACTTCACAATTATTTACAGTTCCGTCACAACTTCTAAAAAGTTGTGTATCAATCACTCTATTTCTCTTTTAAGTAATGTAATATCAATAAATGAAATACTAAAGGTTAAACCCAGAGCAATTGAAAATTCTCTAAATAAATCTATGTTTGAAGTTCTGAAAACATAATCAAACCCATAATTTAACGTACCAAATAAAATAAACAAAGCAATAAACTTAAATAGCCTTTTCCTTATCTCAACCCATTTTAACTTTCTTGAATTTAAAATAGTAATAAAGGGTACATATAAAAGTAAAAAGAATATTAAAAACAAATATCCCATTAAGAACTTGAAAGCAATGCTACTGTCTATATCTTTATAAACGATCAAAAGTGAAACTATAGTTCCAAGTATAAATATCACATAAAGAATTTTTGTAAAAAATAATGTTGCATTTTTATTCATTTGATCCACCCTATTCTTTCCCCCTATAAGAAACTTATGAATTAATGAGAATTTAAGATTTACTTTTAAAATTAATATCAATTATCAATAAATTTTTTCATATCGTTTAATCCCTGAAATATTTCTTCTCTTGAAAAATTTGCTTTATCAAGTTCCTCATCACTTTTTGAAAGCAGTACATTATAGAAATTCTTGCCGATATCGAGTAAATCATTTGAAGGATTTTTACTTAGTTCTTCAAATAATATATTTTCTGCTTTGTTGTATTTACCTTGAAGAACAAGTTGCTTTAATAATATTGGCAGTAAATCTTGTACAGACATTGATTGTACATATATATTTTGAAATTCTTTATCCTGTTTGTTTGATAAAATTTCTCCAGCAAATCTTCCTATAGATTCTACTATTCTCAATATATAATCATCATTCAATATTTAGCCTTCCTTTCCTTAATAGTATAAATTATTTGATTTTATTAATCTCAATAATACAATATTTATTAATAAGCAATAATCCACAATCCCGTCATAACTATTTCTAGTATATCATGAAATTCAAGGGAATTAAATTGAATTACTTAAGTATTCTTGAAGATATACCATATACCTCCCCTATACTGTATTATAATTAATCCTTACCTCCTTTAATTTTAAAACATCCGTACTTGAACTAACTTCCATATACCATGCAAGTCTTATCTTCTTATCTGAAAGACCAAGAGACGTCCATTGTGCTTCAGTAATTCCTTGGAGTGTTGTAACAGTCATTCCTTTAGTTTTCACGTCCTCCATATTTGTTATATCCACCAGTATCCATGAACTTCCATTCCACGCTTCCCATGAAGTTCCACTATCTGTACTCACTATAAAAACTATAACTATACTTCCACTGCCTGTGTTATCTATAGTCACTACTGCATTAACTATATCTATTATATATGCTTCGGTAAATAAGATGTCTTCTTTCATTCTTACAATTACAGGTTTAGGAATAATTGTTTGAGTCACCACAGGTGCTGGCATTTCAGCTAGTGGTGACCATATTTTTAATACTGGAGAAATAGATACAAGTCCTGTCCTTTCTTTATGATAATTATCATCACCGTAGCTTTGGAATTTATCTGCTGTTAGTGGAAGCTCTGAAACTTTAACATAGCTTTCACTTGAAGTATCCCAGTGTTTAATATCATTTCCATCTACCATAAGGTATTTAATATTTGGCTGAATGTAAGAGCCTTCCTGAATAGTGTATGATTTTCCCTGATCCTGCCCTGGGATAAATGCATAGGATTTGTTATTTTCAAGAGTTAAAGTAGTAGTTCCAAGGTTTGGATTTACAAATGAATTTGTTCCAGTATTAGGTATTTGTTCAATGACAAGTACCATAGCACTATCATTGAATAGTATTAGTTCCCATACCAGATTAAGAGTTCCCCAGGTGCTGTACACTCCATGGCCTTCCCATCTAATTCTAAAGGTAGGTTTGTCATTTACAGTTTCCTGTGCATAGTAAATGTTGTCTGCCCCTGCATCCCTTCTATTTATTTTTAGCTGCTCAGTTGAGCCAGTAAAACCCACCCATGAGTTACCATTTGTTTTGATTGTAGTCCTGCAGTTTGCCCCATTGTAGTAGAAGTCAAAGCCTATATCCGGAAAACTAACTGTAGTATCATCATTATGGGAACTTATTAAAGTCATACCACTACTTCCTTTTGGTGGAATTATAGTACTGCTGTATACTCCCACATTACTTCACCTCCAGTTTTTCAATACTTGTAAAATTACTGCTATCTAAAAGTTCAAAACTGTACAACTTTCCTGAATCTATTACTTCATTAACTGCTGTTCCCTCATAGACTGTTTTAAAATAAAGTCCTTCATTATCTATTATTAAAATTTCTTCATCCATTAAATATTTATCCTTATACTGAGAAGTTAAATATAAAATTTCACCATACTTTTTAATTGAAAGGGCATAATTTATACTCATCTGCTTTCCACTGCTGATTGCTGCTATGTCTGCTGTCTGATTGACACTTAATATTGAAGTTATAGGAATTTGCATTTCCGTACCAATATAGGTATCTAAAATTTTATTCATGTATAATCCATTCATATTTACAAAGCTTTGCTTTTCAAAACATTCTGCATGTGGTGGATCTGAGTTTAAGCCGCCCTGAAGATTTCTCCCGTCAATCATACACTGCAGGTTAAACATTGGTATACTTAATGTTCCTGTATCTACCTTTAAAAAAACTCCAATATAGTGTGCCCCTTGAGATACTTGTGGAATTCCAAGGGGTATTCCAATTGTGTTATCTCCCTGCTGGAGTTTTTGCTTTGGAGTAAAGGGAATATCCTTATTATCCAGCTGGATTTGCATGGTTAAGGTACATACAGTACTTGCACTGCAGTACATAGAAAAATTCATAGCTAAATTTGTAGATGTCACTGCGGTAACTCCAAGGTATATCGGCTCTATTGCTGTTGTCCCAATAGTTAGTGCAACAGGATTTGCATAATACAGCATGGAGCTAAAGGACTCTGCTACTTTGTTTCCAAGTTCATCTAATGTAGTTTTAATAGATGCCGTATCAAGCTGATTCAATATGCTGTCCTTTGGCTGGCCAAGTTCAACTTTAACATTTACACCAGTTAAAATGTCCTTCTTTATTTTAACTACAGGAACTTTTACATCTATTTCAAAATCCTTGTGTCTCACTATAACTGTATCTCCTATATTAACTGTCTGGAGATGCTTATAGTTTTCATATTCCTTAGTCTTGCTAAGTTCAACAAAATCCACATCAATGCTAACTTTACTTAACCCTATTACACTTGCAGCTTCCTGAGCCACCAGCCTTAAAGTAACTTCATCCTCCGCATCTTTGAACTCCACTTTTTTAATTATAGGAAAGGGCGGATACTTTTCACTGTCCCAGTTAGGCACACTTATATATTTTTCAGTAAGCTTTATGCCGTCTTTTCCTACTGGATAAAGCTTTGTTACAACACTTGTGGTATCTATATTAAACTTCAGTCCCGATATATTTTTACCTTGTGCAATTAAAACCCCAGCATCTTTACCAATTGAGGTAAGTATTTTTATATCAAAGTTATCCCTTTTAAGCTGGCCGCATTCCCATATATTAATTATAGAAAATACAGCTTCTACTGGATTTTTCTCTTCAAGACTGATTGAATTAGCTATTATAATATCGCTGTCTACTGTATATATGGTAAGCAAATCTCCTATTAAAGATTTTTCCATAGCGGTTTTTACACTGCAGTTTTTACCTTCCATACTTTCTATAAAATAATAAGCTAAGTCATAAAATATATGCTTAGCCCAAACTTTAATAACATTTTTATCATCACTATCTTTTTCTACCATGTATATTCTAAAGAGCTGTCCATCTGCCTTAATAATATTCCATTCAACAAGGTACTTTGACTTTTTAGAATTAGCAGAATACTCTAGTTCCAAAGAATAGTCACCATTTAACTCTTCAGTAATGTAACAACTTATGGATTCACTTAAAATTCCAAGACCATTATTATCAAAATTTCCTTTGGTAGTTTTTTTATCGTAGATGCAGATCATCACAGCCACCGCCAGTTTGGTAAAAGCTCTACTTTAGTAACACCACCACTCCATTCCATAACATTTTCACCAGGCTTCATTTTTAAAAATTCACCTGTCATATTGCCATTTAAATTATTTCCCCCATCATCATAGCAGTCCTGTATAACTGAGTTTACTATGACCTTTTCAGTTATATCCGCAAGAGTTATTTGCCCTTCATTTATTTTAAAGGCTATATCACCAGAGCCGTAAATACTTATTACAGGTTCACTTTCAATAGTCCCCGGATTAGTTAAAGCTGTACCTGAAGTATTTATGGTCACTATATTATTTTCCACTGCATACTTAAAAGGTCTGCAGTTAAATATTATGGGGAACTGGCTAAAATACCTGTAAACCTGTTTAAAATCAATGGCATTTACCACCTGGGCAATATATTTTTTATCTGCTTGAAAGCTGAATATCAAATCACTTTCACCTGTCCCAAAGAGCCATGCTTTAATATCATCAAGCTTGCTTGTAAGGTTTTGTGTATCTTTTACAGAACATTCAAGGCTTAGTGTTATATCCTCATAGGTTTTTTCATCAAACCTTAAATTAGAATCCCTTCCCGGGATATTTATGGTACTCACCCTACGTTTAGGAGAAGGAAGGTCTGGCCTTTTAGCTATTAAAATTCCAAAATCATCACAACTGTTTCTACCGCCAAAATTAAAGCTAAGCACTCTAAATTCCTCCCTTTCCCATAGAAATTTTCCTTCTGTAAAACTCCAGTTCATAGGCCAACTGTTCTATATCCTTATCTGTGTTATTATTAAAGTTTTCTATATGCAGATTAAATCCACTACTACTATTTGAATTTCTACCTTGTGTTGATGTATTGTTATCTGCTACTACCACAGCTCCCATTTTAGTATTTACTTTCATATCCAGTGACAGTCCCCTTACAGCTTCTATTACAGCTGACTTACTTTTATTTATGCCTTCAGCAAGACCACTCATAAAATCTGGCATCCAGGATTCATAGTCAGTAAGTGGCCCTTCATCTGGAACAGAAAAATGGAGATAACTTCTTATCTTAGCTGCTAGTGCACTTACTGCATCTGTAACTTTTCCTGCAGCTGACCTTATTCCATTTACAATTCCATTAACAAAATCTGCCCCATATTTCCATGCTTTGGATGGAAGACTTGCTAAATAACTCAATGCATTATTTATACCACTTTCTATAGAACTTTTTACATTTCCTATAGTACTGCTTACCCCCTCTTTCATTTTGGTAAACATATTTGAGCCATAACTATAAAGTTTACCTGGTAGTTCAGAAAACCAGGTTAAAATACTATTCCATAGATTTATAACCCCTTCTTTTATATTTGCACAGAGGTTTATTACAGTTTCCTTTAATTTAGTCCAGGCATTTATTGCGGCATTCTTTATGGCTTCCCCTATATTTGCAAGAGAAGTCTTTATGGCTTCCCAAATACCCACAGCACCTTCTTTAATACTGGTACAAAGGTTTAATACTGCCTCCTTTAATTTAGTCCAGGTATTTTGAAACAGGGTCTTATAAAAATTCAGTGCCGGTTCTAGAAAACTCTTTATGCCCTCCAGGGCATTATTTATGGCAGCTTTTATGTTTTCCCAGACATTCATTACCGTGGTTTTTACACTTTCCCAGGCACCAGTCATAGTTGTCTTTATATTTTCTAGGGTGTTACCTACGGTGCTTTTTAGGTTTTCCCAGGTATTTATAGTCGTAGTTTTTACATTCTCCCAGGCATTAACTATAGAGGTTTTTATATTTTCAAAAACAGCCGCAAGATTGTTCCAGAGGTTAGAAGCCCCCTGCTTGATAACATCCCAGTGTTTATAAATTTCATACCCTGCAACTATGGCAAGACCTATGCCAATTACCCAAGGGTTAAACACCATTCCAAGTATTTTAGACATACCACCTAAATTACCTGCGGCAGCTGATACCTTAGAAATGGCCGAGGATATTTCACCTACAGCTTTTACTACACTTCCAATTGCAACCAAGACTGGACCAACTACAGCAATTAATGCACCTATGACAAGTATTATTCTCTGGGAACCCTGGTCCAGTTTTCCAAATGCCTGTATCCATTCATTTAATTTAGCAATTATAGGAGTTATTATAGGGAGTATATTCTGTCCCATGGTGGCACCCAGTTCTTTTAAACTCTCCTGAAATACCCTCATCTGGTTAGCGGCACCTGCACCTGTACGTTCAAAATCACCATGGGCATTTTTAGTTTTATCCATGACATAGTTATACCTGAGCTGTACTTTTTCAGCTTCTGTCATATCCTGGGTTCTCTTTTGTATACCCTTAGAATAGGCATACTGCTGCAGGTTTGCATCTGTCATAACTACCCCAAGCATCTTTAAGCTTTCCGTCTCTCCTGTAAATATGCCGTTTAAAGCTTCTTCTGCCTGTTTTATATCAATGTTCTTAAAACTTGAAAGGTCACCTGCAAGACCCACAAGTGACATAGACATTTTTGCAGCTTCTTCCTGACTTAAACCCATACTTGTTGCCATATCCCCATAAAGTGCCGACATATCAAGTGCTGTTCCCTTTGCTATACCAAAGCTTTTCAAAGTGGTATCTGACCAGTCCTTTACCTTTTGGTTGACACTTCCAAATGCAACTTCAACTTTATTCATGCTCTCAGCAGTATCTGAGGCAAGGCTTACACTTGCAGCTCCTGCGGCAATAAGAGGGGCAGTTACTGCAAGTGAAAGCTTGCTTCCCACATTTAAAAACCCCTCACCTACTGTTTTCATTTTACTTCCTATGCCATCTAAACTTTTACTTAAAGAAGTCCACCTGCTGCCCTGGGTCTCTATTTCTTTATTAGTCTTAGAAAGTTCATTTTCCATTTGTGACAGGGTTTGTTTTGCCTTATTTAGTTTTATCTCAAGGTCTTGGGTGGCTTTACTGTCTTTGCCTTTTATTTCAGCACTCTTGGTATAAGCTTGCTCAAGGGCACTTACCTTCTGCTTTTGGAGTTCTAATTGTTTTGAAAGGCTTTCTGATTTTAGTTTTAGCCCTTCAATACCTTTTCCATTTTCCCCAAGAGCTGCAGTATTAGCTTTAAACTCGCTGTCAAGTACTCTAAGACTCCTGTTAATACTGCTTATACCATTTTGAAATCCACTTGAATCCAGTCCTATTTTTACCGCCAGGCTTCCAAGTTCTTCTGCCAACTCTCCCACCACCTCTACAATATATTTAAAACGGCATTTAAATTTTTCCTATATTCCTTATTAGCCCTGTAGATTAGAATATCAAAGTAATAAAATATATCCATGCTGTCAATATCATTTAATGTCCACCCCTGTCCTAAAAGCTCCAAGTAAATTTCTTTTATAAAGTCAGACGGAGACAGCTTTTCACTGCTGCCCCCGCTTATTTGTTTGGGAATTCATTCAATTTATTTCCCAAGTTTCCTACTATCCCATTTATACTGTTATTAAGAGTTTCTATAAGTTTATCTGCATCAAGGCCATCATAAAAATCATCCCTTGTAAATTTATTACCATAAAGTTCTACTACAAAATCCACTAAGCCGTCTAAATCCTTTGTCTTTAGATTGTTAAAATCTATATTTTCATTTATCTCAATAGCCTTTCTAAGTATCCTTGTTTTTACCCCTGGCATAACATAGGTTTTATCGTTCAATACTATTTCCACAGTTCATCCCCTCCAATCTTTGATATTAAGCTGCTGGAGCATACACACTGGTAAACCAAGAAGCCCCGCCTGTGAAGCCGCTGTCTTCATCAGCAGTATATTTCCACTTGCCGTCTGACCTTGTAAGAAAAGTACCTTTAAGTTTTGGTGTCTGAAATTTGGTTTTATCTTCCTGGGTTGAATGTTCTTCTTCCGGTTCACTGAACTTGCCTTTCAGAAGCCATACATATCTGTACTTTCCATTACCCTTTTTTACTTTAAATCCTACTGCCACATAAGGGGCATTGTCATCAGCTTCATAGCTCATTACCTTAGTTTCCGCATCTAATGTGTGCCCAAGAAGTACTGCCTGCACTTCTAAAGGCAGGTCTTGAGTTTCAAGTTCTACCTCCACTTCTCCTAATGTTGATACTGTCTCTACCGCCTTATTATCAGCATAAAGTGTATCTGAATTACTCTTTGGACTTATCTTTACATTTATTGCAGGTGAAATTAATGCAGGTGTGCCGTAGGTTGCCGCAGCTTCCTCTGTTAAAACTGCATACACTAAATTTTCTACCCCTATAGGGGCACTGCTTACTATTTCTGACATAGTTTATTACCTCACTTCAATATGAATGAAGAATCTTATTGCCTTATGATATATTTTAGTATCTTCTTCAAATAAATCAGCCGCAGAAGTTCTCCTAAAACCTGCGGCCTTCATGGCATCTGTTATATTTTTTACAAGTTCTGTATAGTCACTTTTACTCCACACATCTAGCTGAATATAATATCCTGTTTCCTTTTCTTCGTTATCCGCATACTGTTCCCCTTGCTCTAAGTAGCTGAAAAAAGTTATATAGGTGTTCTCCTTTCCCCTATATTTTTGAAATGAAACTGGAACCCTAAGGGATCTTAAAGCTCCAAGGATTAAATCATTTATCACTTAAGTCCCTCCTTCAAAGTATTGGCTATAGTTTTTTGTATATTATCCTTATTTTTCTCATAGGCTGGCTGCAAAAATGGTCTTGCAGACATTTTGGAAGTTCCGAATTCAATAAACTTGCTATAAAAAATTTCTGAATTATCTCCCCTATCAACCCCTACAAGGATATACTTTATCCCTTCCTTCTTTTTAACATTAGTTATCTTAAGACCCTTTTTAAGTTTCCCGGTTCTTACAGGCACATTTGCCTTTGCATCTTCAAGTACAGGTTCTGCGGCATTTCTAAGTGCTTTATTTTCTAATCTACTAATGTTTGCACCCATCTGCTGAAGCTTATTTAATATTTCATCCACACCTGTAAGTTCTATATCAGCCACTGCTTTCCACCTCCAAAGCCTTTATTTCCATATATCTATTTCCGTATTTTATATTATCTATAGAAGTTATATTGTACTGTTTATCTTCAAATAGTATCCTCATATCAGTAGATATACTGGATGAATATCTTATAATAAATTTAACAGTTTTCTCTGCCTGCACAGCTGTCGCCTCAAAATATTCTCTTCCATAGAGATTGGATACCCCTGCCCAAACAGTTAAGTAACCTTCCCATATTTCCTCCTCAAAGCCATTTTCATTTGTAGAAGTTGTAAGTTTTTGAAATGTTATTTTGTGCCTTAGTTCCTCTGTTCTCATATTGGTATCACCCTATTCATGCCAAGTAATGAGTTTCTTGCCTCTTCAATTTTCCTCTTTTCATCCGGTTTGTAATCATCATAGAGAAGCCTCATGTGAAGTACCATTGCCCATTTAACTGTCTCAGGAACACTTTCACCATTATCTCCAAAGCCTGCAGTAAACCTAACTCTTACAGCATTCACAGTCTGTAATGATATTGTAGGCCACAACTTACAATATCCAAGCACAATTTTATTAACAAAGCTGTCTGTATCAACAATATAGTTACCCGAATCAAATGTAAACTCCTGGCCATTTATATCATAGTACTTAATACTTTCTACACTTTGAACTGGTGATGAGTTTTTAAATGAAATGTAATTATACTCTGGAAAAGAATCCAGCACTAGTTCTAAACCTTGAGTAATGTATTTTCTGTTTTGAAAATCTTCACAAAACTCCCTGGCCTGTTTAATCATACTGAGTAAAATAATATCATCATCACTGCCTGATATCCTTAAATGCTGTTTTGTTTCTTCTAAAGTTAAAGGTTCTGCTGCAGGTGGTGCTATAACTTTTAGTGCCATAAAATCACCTGAATTTAATCAACTACTGCTGATGGTGGCTCTTCCTGAGGGTATTTATTCTCCAGTATAAATTCACCACCTGCAAAGTTTGTAGCCTGGGAACTTGCACCAAGTCTTACATTCAAGCAGCAAAAGCCATTATTTACATCAAGTTTAGCCGGGTCAATATGAAATATTACCTGTTTATTTTTTGCAGTGTTAGATACAGTAAAGCTTACTCCATCTGATTGTCTCACAAGTTTATCACTTGCTAAAACATCCTCATTTGCAAGTATTGGAACATTATTTACTAAAGGCTTTGCACCAGTTCCCTCCACATCCTGTGCTTGATACAGAGATATTTGTGTTTCATGCCCTGCTGTCTGGGCTAAGTTTACAACAACAGTTGCTGTAATAGAATTTTTAAGGGTTACATACTCACCTGTTATTGCAGCATTTGTAGTTTTAGGCTCAAATGCCTGTATTACTTTATATTTTTCAATTATTGCCATAATTTATTTTCCTCCTTTAAAATTTATTGATATAAATAGCAAAAAGACTCACTGGTAAGCAAGTCTTTTTATCATTTTATAAAAAAACATAAACTAAAGATTATACTCATCTTATATGTTAAAAAATCAAAATTTGTCTATGGTTTATTTTTATTTTTTTCTAAAGTATATGTTGCTATAGATATTAAATTAGAATTATTATTTTCAGGACTCAGAGTTCTTTGAAAGGAAAATCCATTATGTGATAAAGTTAACTCTAAAAAATATAGAAAAATACCCATATCTATTGAATTATAAAAAGGCACTTTTCCTTTCGGCATAATTGATTTAACTTCTGTGGTTCGATATACCTTCAATATATAATTTTCACAAATAACTCTCCATGGTTGAGTATTGCAAGCACTTGGAGCATATTTAACAAAATCAGCTATCTCAAGGCTCAAATCGCCTTTCCAGATATCTCTTGTTTCTTTTCGTTTGCTCTTTTTATAGTTTTTCCTAAATTCGCTTTCTATCCCCTTTCCTAAAGCCATCATTATTATATATTTAAAATTCTCGTACTGGGGTTCATTTACTTTTCCCATTCCATACCAACATACACCTATATTTTTTGATGCTAAACATAAATCCAACTGCTCAAACATATAACCAATATTTAATAGATAATGTTCTTTTTCTTCGCTGTAAATAATCAAGCAATATTCTCCGCGTTTACATGTAGTTTTTTCCCTTGGAACAATTTTACACTTTATTTCTATATCCTTTATAAGAGGATTTAAACTTTTTATTTGCTGATTTATATCTTGCAATTCCTCTTTTGAAAGGATTAACGTATCATTAAATTTTCTAAATGACTTCCTTTTAAAAATCATATCATATAATTCTTCCAAATTTATAATCACCTTCAATCTTCGTCTTAACTCAAATGATATTAGATTATAAAATTTTTTACAACAGCAATTTTAAGATTATAATGAATTCTATTTTTTCTTCATATTATCTTTATAATTAAGAAGTAATCTATATTTCAAATTATTATAATCCTGTTTGCTTAGTAGTTTCTCTTTTATACTGCTTATCTATAATATGCCATGTTAGCATCGCTTTACACAAACTTAATATAATTAGAATTGTACTATTTGTAATTATGCTTTTTATAAAAGCCTTTGAAATAAAATATGCTATTCCCATATTCATTATCAGCGGATTAACAAAAAATACATTAATCGCAAATATAGGTAATAAGAACTTTATACTTCCTTCATTTATCCACCATCTGATGAAACCATCTGCTCGAATTTTTTCCCATTTCTTTTTATTTTTTTCTAACACACTATGCTCTCCTTTGTGATAAAGCTGAAAGATTATATAACTACTTTTACTCTGCATTAAATTGCAAAATCTTAATAACACCTGCAAATATTATACCAGCAATTACTATCAATTCACACTCTCAAGTTGTTTATAGTATAACCCTTCTAAATTTCTATCTATCAGCCAAAGTCACAAATGGACTTAAAGTATTAGCTCCTTTATAAGGTATAATAGGCTTATTTCTATATGGTGCACCATTGAATTTATAAATAAATCTAAACACCTGTTCATCATAGAGAAACCTCACATGTATTGATACATCAGCTGTTGGTGCTTTTTTATCTATTCCTATATACTGGGTCGGGTCTGCAAGTATGATATCCCCTTTTTTGCCCAATACAGAGCACTGCTCTATAGGAATTATTGGCCTGTTTAAAAGGGTACTGTATTGTGAAGCTGAAGCTCCGCCGGAAGGTAAAAATACAGGTGCCCCACCAGTTCCAATATTTAAAGCCATGGTATAAAGCTGCGGTTCTATTTCCTGATTAATATACCACACGGCATTTGCCCTGAGCCTTGCGGGCATACTGCTCCATATTTTAAGTATGTTTTCATATTTTATAGTACCTGCAGATTGCCCTGATTCTTTTGCCACCGAAACAAGTGCACCTGAATTTAGTATTCCAAGGGGCATTCCAACACCAGTTCCATTTATTATGGCATCGTCAATTTTAAAAGACATCTCATCTGCGTAGGCCTGCTTTACTATTGCTTCAAGGGCTGTGGCATCCTGGAGCAGGTCATCTGTAACATAACAAAGTGCCAGTAATTTCTGGAGTGCCATATCAATTTCTCTAAACTTTGGTTTGGACTGTGTAACAGTTTCTGCCTCGGCTACCCAGTAAGCCTGGACTCCGCCCCACCTGCTTCCATTAGCCCTGCTGGTTTCATCAATGCCAAGTGCTCTTAGTCTGTTGGTATTTGCACCTATTGGAATCATCCTTATTCTATTTGCCACCTGACTTTCTGCCATCATTGCATCAAATAGTCCCTGTATAAAATCATTATCCAGCATAAAACCACCTTCAGAAGTCACGCTTTCATTTAAACCTGTGGCTGAATTCTGGTATACAAGTCTGTTATCCATTCTCCCACCAGGTGAAGATGCAGTTGCCACAGCCTGAAGAAATTCTCCCATTCCCCCTTTCCATTTCTTTTCGTTAGGGTCTTTAGGCTTTGCATATATCGGCTCATTTACAGGTATTTGTGCCTGTTTCTGTCTTTCTTCCTCTAATGCATCAATTTCTTTTTGTGCTTCAATTTTAGCTTTATGTGCTTTAATTTCGGAAAGCTTTGCAGTGATTTCCTCAGCTGTTGCATCCTGTTTATTTATGAGGTTTTTAGATTCTGTTTCTAAATTGGTAAGCTGTGCTAACAATTCCTTCATTTTTTCTGACATATTTATTACCTGCCTTTCAAATTTTACATGATAAAAACCCTAAAGCTGGCACCTTAAGGTAAGTTCTATACTATGTTTGATATATTTACTTAGAAAATAATTATCGCCTGCTTAACTCATCCATTGATATCTGACCTGCTATCTGCTTAAATATTTTATTGACTTTGTTTTTAGATGCCCTTAAGCCTGCAATTCTATTTTCAATGGATGTGTCTACAATTTCCAGGTCTTTCACATTTGTTGTCTGCTCAATATTTATATATCTTGAGATAGATTTTTCCCGTATGGCATACCAATCTCTCAAGCCTTTATCATCTCTAAAGCTGGATATAAGACGGTTTGCAATTGTCTTTTTATAGGATTCCTTTAACTTTGCTATATTAATTTCATCTTCAACATAAGGCTCTATTATTTCTATAACCTGTTCCTGCGTGATTTCAGCTCCCAACTCTTCCATTTTCTTGCATATTAATTCTTTCACCCTGTCATCAAATAGTCTTTTACCCATTTTTCAACACCCCCCTAAGAAATTTTTGAATCTTTAAAAGTTTAGGTATTGCTGTCTCTACTTTTTCTATTTTTCTTTCAATGTCATCTTTATCTAATAATTTTCCCCACATACCTAGCGTCCTGTCATCAACATCTAATAATGAAAGCTTCAACAAAGTATTGTTGAACTTAACAGTTATACTTTTACATTCATCCATGTATTTACAATATTCTTCAACACCATCGGGTTCTTTTAATGGACTTCCGTCCTGTTTTTTCTTTCTGGCTCTGGCAAGCTCCAGAACTCTTGTCCTTGTGGGAATATCATCATTTTCTCTAGCTTCCTGTTTGACTTGTTCCACTAGATCTTTGTTATTGGCTAAAATTTCAAACCTATTTGCCTGTTTCCGGTTAAATCCTAATTCCTCTATTACCTCATGTTTTGGTTTTTCAAACCTGGAACCAATACGATTATTTTCTGCTGAATGGACACTGCTGTCCTTTTGGCAAATTTCTTTGCTTATATCGCATTGCTGCGAATTAACCTCTTTATATTGGTTTCCTTTAAATCTGTTATCTTTAGGTATCTGTTTTAATAAATCTCCCAACCTGGTTTCGGCATCCAAAAGAGCTTCTGCAAGCATAGAACATTCTTCTTTCTTCTGGTCTCTTACTTCTGTAGCTAAATTTAATTTATCTATTGCCCTTATTTCTGCCTTCACAGATACAAGTTTTTCCCTGCCTACCAATACAAATTTACTTAAATCTTCTATATTATCAGGCAGGTTATTTTGTGCCGGTATAATATTCCCCACTGTTCTTACCTCCTCCTGTAATAATTCTTGATTTTCACTAAAGTTCACACTCTAAGGCAAGTTTTGCTTTTAGTAATTTAATTTTATTGGCTTCCCCATCTTGTTTTAATTCCTTAAATTTTTTATTATACTTCTCTATAAATTCTCTAGTGCTGTCATTTACACTATTTTGTATTGCAAACCTACTGAACATAAAGGAATTTTGTGTAGATTCCACTTCACTTTCAGAATAAAGAATCCCATCTGCAAATCCTTCACTAACTGCTTTTTTAGCACTCATCCAGGTTTCCTCATCCATCATCTGTGATATCTTTGCCCTTGATTTTCCTGTTTTAAGTTGGTAGGCATTAATTATAGTTTCCTTTACTTCATCAAGTACATCCGCACCATGTCTTAAGTCTTTAGCCTCACCCTGAAAATTTCCCCAGGGGTTGTGAACCATTAATATTGAAGTAGGTGACATTAAAATCTCATCCCCTGCCATAGCAATTACGGAGGCTGCCGATATTGCAACACCATCTATTTTTACCTTTACTTTTCCCTTATGCTCTTTAAGAGCCGTGTAAATTCTGGAAGCTGCGTACACGTTTCCGCCATAAGAATTGAGCCACACATTTATGTTTTTTCCCTTATACTTGCTGAGTTCTGCCATAAATCCTTTTGGTGTTACATTTTCTATTCCAAATAACATAGACCAAAAATCATCATCCATGGCAATATCTCCATCAATTCTAAGTTCTATCTCATCTTCATTTTCTTCACTGTTTTTAAAGTTCCAAAATGACAATATAATCACTTCCCTTCATTTATTAAATTAAATATCTCCTCTCTTATAATTTTATTTTTAGATTCATCCCGTTTCTTAAAATATTCATTTGCCATAGTTGCATCAATACAATTTAGTGGCTGCATGTAGATATCTCCCCCTTCCACAGGATTCATATTTTCAAGCCTTCTGATATCATTAACTGAAAGCCATCCCCACTGCCTGCCTTGAGCATAGGCTTCATATCTGGATTTAATATCTCCGCGGAGAAGGCCACTTATATTGAATTCAAAATATCTATTTCTCCTCTTTGAGTCATTTGATAAAAGCTGTAAATTTAAATTTTCTTCCCATCTTTTAAACCATGGCAGCATGGTGTACACAATGAATTCAAGGCTCTGATGCTCTATGTTATTGTTAGTAGACCTTGTTAAGTCCTGTACCAGATGAAGGGGCACTCTAAATATCCTGCACACATCCTCTATCCTGAATCTTTTGGATTCTAAAAACTGTGCATCTGTAAGCTTCATAGTGATTTCCTTAAATTGACCGCCGCCTTCCAGTATCATTGGAACTCCTGCATTGGAAAATCCCATATAGTTTTTCTTGATATCTTTTTTAAGTCTTTGAAAAGCTTCCTCTCCAAGTTCATTTGGATACTGAAATATTCCACTAGTTGATGCCCTGTTGTGATAAAAGTTTCTTTCAAATTTATCTTGAGATAATCCAACATCAACAGTTAGTGCTGCATAAGTAAGTGGTGTTATTCCAATGTAGCCATCTAGGGTAAGTCCCGGAATGTGAAGTATTTCATCTCTTGTTTTAGGCTCTTGTTTTCCATCAATAAAATAAAGGAGTCTCCCTGTGGTTTTATCTATATCAATTCTTATCCTTTCCCAGGATATAGGCCTCAGCTCTAGAAGTTCTCCATGTAGATTAAAAACTTTCTGTGCTGTAAAATTACCTCCAAGGTTAATATTTGTCATACCAAACTCTTTAAATTGTCCCGGTGTCATTTCAGCATTTGGTGCGTAATGTAAAACTCCATATTCAGGAGTATCTGTTACCTGATGTCTGTTGCCTTTATCGTCTTTTTCATAGAGAAGTATGGGACAGCTGGCAAGTGTTTCTGAAAGAACCTTGTTACAGGCAAACACAGCTGAAAATCCCATAGCTGTATCTGTATCTATTCTCCAATTGTCTACTGGCACATCCTCTCCAGCTAAAAAATCCTGGGAATATTTCTGCAGGACTTCAAATAATGCATTTTGCGGAGTAAAAAACAACTTACATCTATCTATAAACTTCAAAATATCACTTCCTAATCAAGTAAGCTTCTCATTCCTCTTTTTTCATAAATATTTTCTTTCATTTCTCTCCTTATTGCCCTATCCAGTGCCATAACAAGTGCCACAACACCATCTATTTTTTCAGTGGACTTTGCTTTATCCGGCTTTATATTTCCTGCAGGGTCGGTTCTAACATAAACATTATCCATCATCCAGGAGAGTACTGGATGTGCTCCATGTGCTATTTTCTGTTCTAAGGTTATTTTCATAAACTCCTTTGTAGGCGGACTCATATCCTTATAACCCTGACCAAAAGGAACTACAGTAAAGCCTAAACCTTCAAGGTTCTGAACCATCTGCACGGCCAATGTCGTCAACTTAACAAAACAGTAATATAAAAATTACAATAAATTTAAAAATAATTGTGCTATTTAACAAAAAAATGGTACAATTAATAAACCTACTGGTAAAAGTAGTTTTTGGGAATATTTAGTTTTTATAGACTTATATGCAAGATTTCCTTTGAGAATGATGCTTTTTCCTTGGGTGTTTATTTTTTCGTTCACAAGTACGGTTTGGGCGTATTTGTGAACGTATTTTTTTAGCTTTTTCTAATAAAATTTCTAATATTCGCTTCCCTGAAATAGGCTTCACCATGATAGTTACAATCTTTTTCAAAACTTCACTTAATATAAAATTTCTATTTGCTTGATATTCTGATTTTAAGGTTTTATGTTTATTATCATTTGCTATCGCAGCATCGGCATCAGTCTTTATAAGTGATGCAACCATAGATAAATAAATAGATACATAAAAATCTTGCTTTATAGCAATTGGCTTAGTTCCTGAAAATTCTTCTATTTCAATACTACTTTTAAGTTCTTTGTATTTACACTCAATGCCCCACCTAAGAAAATATAATTCCTTGAATAAAGTGGTAGTAATACTTTTGTCAAAAATATTGGTTGCTAACATTTCTATAGTCCCATCAGGAAGTTTGATTTTTATAATTCTTACTTTCTTTGAAATTGGTCCAAAATTATAATTTAAAATAGAATCATTTGAATTAATTGCTTGTATTTCTTTGTAAGATGATGATAAACGTATTACAAAGAACAACCCCTTCTCGTCTAAGAAGTCAAACATCTCATATGAGGGATAACCTCTATCAAAAAGTACAACACTATTGTCTAATAATTTAGCATTATTTATAGAATTTATATGTTGTTTAACTAGTTCTCTTTCACTTGTTCTATAACGCGATATTACAGCATCAATAACAATGTCATTTAAAACATCATATAGGGCTGATGCCGACGCAAGGGCAGTTTTAGTCTTTGATTGATTTGTGCTTGCTCCAAAGTGTTCAATATTTTCTGATGTATCTGGTATTTGCAATGTAGTTCCATCAATAGCAAAAATATTAAATCCATTCCATTTTTTAAGATTTATATTCGAGTTGTAGTAAGAGTCAACAAATAGCCTACAAAGCTCTTTAAAAGCCTCGGGGGAAATGTTTTGTCTTGCTTTTGAAAATGCTTGTTTTGATATATCAGGAAACTCTAAATAAGAATGTTCACCAATAAAATTATGTATTTCAGAAGAAAGTGATTTTCGAAGTGCAGAGCAGATAAAATAAATAGCATTAGAAAAGGATAATTTTCTATTTCTTGAAAATGAGTTGCCTATTCTGTAGGATTCTTTATAATCTTCAGATTTTATTAGAGTATTAGTTCGTCTTAGAATAATTGATAAAATTTTTATATGATTCATGAAAATGCCTCCCAGTAAATGTAATATTCACTGGGAGGCTACAAATTTTTATCCTATTGTCAAGTGTTTTTTTAAATATTTTTGACTTTTTTCTTTATCTCTTAAGTTGACGACATTGGCCGTTTGCTTGTTACCCTAATAGGAAACGGCTCGATTTCCGAAGCCCACACTGGGGTGATGCAGGAAAGTAAGCCGCCTAAAGGAAACCCGCCGGAGCCGTCAAACAGACTGCCGAGGGTTAATTTATTCATTTTCTGCCTCCAATTCATCATATTGGTAGGTCACACCCTCACGCTGAACTGATACATTTTTGGATGAACCGACCTGTTCTATATACCTTTTTACAATAACATCACAGTACTTCTCATCCAGTTCTGCGATACAGCAAATTCTATCTATTTGCTCACAGGCTATCAGTGTTGAACCACTGCCACCAAAGGGGTCAAGAACAATTGAATTGGTAAGGCTTGAGTTTCCGATTGGATAAGCTATAAGTGCTACTGGTTTCATCGTTGGGTGGTCAGCATTTTTACTTGGCCTATCAAATTCCCATATAGTGGTTTGCTTTCTATCCGAATACCATTGATGTTTACCCGTTTTCTTCCATCCAAAAAGGACTGGTTCATGCTGCCATTGATATGGACTTCTTCCTAGAACAAGGCTTTGCTTTTTCCAAATACAAGTGCCGCTTAAATAAAATCCGCTGTCTGAAAAAGCCTTTCTAAAATTAAGTCCTTCGGTATCAGCATGGAAAACATAAATAGAACCGTCATCGGCTAATACCTTTTCCATATTGCTAAAGCTATCAAAAAGGAAATTAAAAAAAGCATCTGCCGAAAGATTATCATTTTGTATCTTTCCTGCAGTGCCTTCATATTTCACATTATACGGTGGATCAGTAACGATTAGGTTTGCCTTTTTACCATCCATCAATTTTTCATAGGTTTCTGATTTTGTGCTGTCCCCACATATAAGACGGTGTCTTCCTAAAATCCACAAATCTCCTTGTTTTGAGAATGTAGGCTTTTTTAGTTCTCCTTCAACATCAAAATCATCTTCTTGTACATCCTCAGCAGCATTTAAAAGTGTATTTAATTCGGCTGCATCAAATCCTAAAAGATCAATATCAAATTCAAGTTCCTTCAAACTTTCCAGTTCTACGGATAACAATTCTTTATCCCACCCTGCATCTTCAGCGAGTCTGTTATCTGCAATAATGTAAGCTTTCTTTTGAGCCTCAGTTAAATGGTCTACAAATACACAAGGCACTGTTTCTAAGCCATCTTCTTTTGCAGCTAATACTCTGCCGTGTCCTGCAATGATATTATATTTTCTATCAATCAAAATCGGGTTTACAAAACCAAACTCCCGTAGGCTTGCTTGCAGCTTTTTTATCTGCTCTTTGCTATGGGTTCTTGAATTATTTGCATAGGGTACCAGCTTCGATATCTCCACTTGCTGCATTTCCTGTGTGAATTTATTTTCTTTATCCAAATTATTCACCCCCGGCTTAGTAATTTTATAAGATCTTTATTTGCACCATCAATATCACCGGCCATTGCTTGCCCACGTATTGTTTTATACTGTTGCATGGTTAATTTTTTCCTTTGCATTTTTAGATGCTTTAAAAATATATTAAGAGTCATGAGCTACCTGCCTTTTCTGCCTGATAAAAGTGCCTCCATAATATCGTCTTGAGGATTTCCAACAAATGATGTGGTGCAATTTTGTTTTACAATATCAAAAATCTCATACCAGATGAGATTTGCCTGCTTTTGAAACGACTGGCTCATCTGTACAAATGGGCTTGTTATAGCACCACCCGTTGTTGGATGTTTCCCCAAGAGTCCGTAAGTACTGATAGCCTCTTCGCACTGGATGTATCTAGTAAATGCCTGAGCATAGGCCTCAATCAATCTAGGATTGACGAACTTCTCACACCCACGTTCTTTCAGCCATTTCCAGGTTTCAGTGAATAATAAATCTGCTCCTAACGGCTTACCATCCCTTTGCCTTGCACTAAGGTAGTCACTTGGTGCTGGCATATCCTCGCCATACAAATCCGCCACTTCTTCTGGTTCATCAATTTTAAGTGCTGTTTCAGGCTGTAGGTCAGGGACGTCCAATACTTTTGCTGCCTTGCCTTTTGTAATTTTATCTGAAAGAGGTAGTGGCTTATCGCCTGCGCGAACTCGTCTACCGCCTCTATTTGTTCCATCTTTCGCCACTATTTTCACCCCTTTCTGAGTTTGCTGGGTTTAATCCCCTGTTTGAACTGTGGTTTTTGTGCGTGTGACCCCACACCCGTTGTCCAATTAAAAAGCTGTAGAGATTTGACTCCCCCTACCAGGTTAAAAGTTATGCCACCTATCACCACTCTCTGCATGAGTCCTTGCGTGACATTCTTTGCAAAGTGCAATCAGATTCTCTCTGGCATGAGTTCCACCTTCAGACAAAGGTTTCTTATGATGAACCTCTTCTGCTCTTATCAGCTTTCCGTTCTTCTCGCATTCCTCACACAACGGGTGCTGTGAAATATAACTGTCACGGATTCTCTTCCATGCTCTACCATATCTACGGCGTACAGCAGGGTCTCTGTCGTACTTCTCGTAGCGTTTATTCTCCTGTTTCTCATGCTCCTTGCAGTACCTTCCGTCTGTAAGATTAGGACAGCCAGGGAAGGAACACGGCCTTCTAGGCTTTCTTGGCATCTGTTCACCTCCATTTGGGCATAAAGAAAGCCCTGCAGGATTACTCCCACAAGGCTCGCTGTTCTCTATGCAGTTTTTCATGCTATCAGTATAACACCGTGGTTCTGAAAATGCGTCCACGATATTACTCATCACTTTCCAAATAGCAAAACAGCCAGGTGCTGCAGCGCACGGTTCTTCTTGTTGTACGCAGAGGAACGCTCAATGTGAAAATGGTCGCATATGTCATATACCGCACCTGTCTGACTATCTTCATTGCTGTAGAATTTTTCAAGCACATAATGCTCATCCTCGGTCAGCTGCTCCCATGCAGGCTTAAACCATTCCATGTACTCCACGGCTTGTCTGTAACGTTCTTTTAGCACATCGATTTCTTCAATTCCATTTAAGATACGTTCTTCTCCCGCCTGGGGATTATGGACTCTTGGCATCCCATCAAACTGGGGACTTCGGATACCACTCATCTTGTCATGGGCATTCTTGATTTCCTCATCCGTATGACTGATAATATATTCCATACTGCTGTAATCCATTAAGGCATTTACGGCCGCACTGCGTTTATCTAAATACTGCCAGATAATGTTCATATCCTTACCTCCGAAATTTTATTGCACTCGGATTGGCTTGGATTGTCTTAGGTTTTCAAATGTTGTCTGAGATTTCCGCCTTAACAGCATCAATCAATGCGGACTGGGTACTATCCTTTAAGGATAATGCTTTCATCACTCGTTCATCAATTGTGCCTTTAGCAATAATATGCTGTACCACCACAGTACCTGCTGTCTGACCCTGCCGCCATAATCTTGCCACTGTCTGTTGATACAGTTCCAGGCTCCAGGTAAGTCCAAACCACACAAGGGTTGAACCACCACTTTGAAGGTTAAGTCCGTGTCCAGCAGATGCCGGATGGATCATTGCCACAGGAAGTTCTCCTGCATTCCAATTTCGAATGCTTGCATCAGTATCTAATTTTGAAAAAGGTACTTTCAGATTATGCAGCCTTTCGGTGATTCTCTGAAGGTCATGTTTAAACCAGTAAGCCACCAGTATCGGCTTTCCATTTGCTGCTTCGATAATATCTTCAAGGGCATCCAGTTTCTTATCATGAATTTTTAGAATATCTTCATCATCAGAATATACTGCCCCATTTGCCATCTGACAAAGCTTGGTAGAAAGTGATGCGGCATTGGCTGCTGTAATTTCTCCATCTGGTAACTGCAGCACCAGGTCTTTTTTCAATTCTTCATATCGTTCCTGTTCTTTCTCCGATAAATGCACCACATATCTGGAATTTACAAGTTCCGGCATCTTTATATGATCGGTAGACTTCATGGAAATCGTGATATCTGATATTTTGTTGTAAATCTGCTGTTCTGCTCCAGGCAGTGGCTTATAGGAAAAAATAATCTGCCCATTCATTTTATCCGGCTTGAAATATGCCGTTCTATACTGACCAATAAATCTTCCAAGCCGTTCTCCCATATCCAGCAACTTAAATTCTGCAAATAAATCCATAAGTCCGTTACTAGATGGGGTACCTGTAAGTCCTATCATTCTTCTAACCTTTGGTCTTACTTTCATTAAGGCTCTGAATCGTTTTGCTTGGTGATTCTTGAAAGATGACAACTCATCTACAATCACCATATCAAAATCGAAGGGAACTCCACTTGACTCAATCAGCCACTGCACATTTTCACGGTTGATGATATAAATATCTGCTTTGGATATCAGTGCTGTCACTCTTTCGGATTCTGTGCCAACCGCTATGGCATAACGCAGGTCACTCAGATGTTCCCATTTACTGATTTCATCAGACCATGTATTTCTTGCTACACGAAGGGGCGCAACCACAAGGACTTTATGAATATCAAAGCTGTCAAACAATAAATCATTGATGGCAGTCAACGTAATGCTCGTTTTCCCTAAGCCCATATCCAAAAGGACTGCTGCCACAGGATGTTCCTCAATATATGAAATGGCAAACTGCTGATAACTATGTGGCTCGTATTTCATCCAGTATCCCTCCAATCTTGCTTTCATCATCCAAGATGTATACTCTAAATCCCAAACAATGTAATAATTTGTGTCTTGCTGCCTGCAGTGCTCTTGGTTTCTGCCCTGGAGCCTTAACCTCCACAAAAGCAAACCTGCCACCAGGCATCAATACCAATCTATCAGGCATTCCATCAAAGCCTGGAGATGTAAACTTCGGACAGATGCCACCATTTTTCTTTACTGCTGCCACAAGTTTCTGTTCTATTACTTTTTCTCTCATGATACCTCCATCAGTCATAATTTTGGGTAGGTGAGGAGGTCTATGGAATGCATTTCCTTAACTTTTTATATAGTCTTATTTTTTTACTTCTAAGAGAAGTTATATATAAGACTTCCATAGACCTCCACACTATTGGGAAAATGGCTTTATTCCAAGAATTCCGACTTTAATCGGAGTCCAGTGATAATATTGCAGGCTCTTGTTTTCTTACGGCCGAATCCTGCGGATTCCAAGGCAGTGTAGAAATCTGCTGTACTGCGAATAAACTCACCCACCTGTATACAATAGGCACGGTATGAGTTATAGACCTCGCCGGACTTTGCGTTATAAGAATCTTCCACCTCACAGCATTCCGTCAAAAAATGGCTAAGCCAGTCATTGTTTTCTTTGTATGCCTCAATGGCATCCTTGACCTGCTGTGGAGTGGTAATTTTATAGTTATGGCTGATTACCTTTTTTGCACCCTCAATTACCCATGAAAGAATTGCTCCTCCAGCATTTTCAAACAAGAAATCTGCATAGTTCTTCACATCCGCACTGCCTTCAATCTTTGCTCCAAATGGAATTACAATCAACCTTCGCCATGTGCCTTTGTCAATCGCACCGACCTTTGGCAGATGGTTGGTATACAGCACCAAAGTATGGCTGGGAATATAGGAAAATGGGTCTTTGTACTTTTTCTCTGCATAAATTTCATCGGTAGAACACAGCTGTTTAACATTAGAGGTATTCAGCCTCATACCCTCTTCCAATTCAGCCGCAATCAGCAATCTTTTACCTTTAGCTTCAGCCAGTTCCGGCTTTACATTTCTCCTGCACCCAACGGTCAGCATATCTGCAGACATATTTCCGCTGTATGAGCCAAGAACCCTGGACACTGCATTCCAAAAGGTAGACTTTCCGTTTCGTCCTTCACCATAAGCAATGATAAGAGCCTCAACATATACTTTTCCAATAGCAGACAGCCCTACAATTTCCTGCACATAGCTGGTAAGGTCTGCATCTCCACAGAAGAATGTATCAAGTGCTTTCTCCCATATTTCAAAACCCACATTGTCGGGATCAACGGCCGTCTGCTTAGTAATAAAGTCGAGCGGATTATGTTCCATTGGTGATGTTATTCCATTACGTAGGTCATAAGTAACGGATGGTGCATTCAATAAAAATTCATCCGCATCCAAGGTGCGCTGTTCAATTTCGAGCATAGGACGAGCCTCTTTTAAAGCTGAAGTAATATACTTGGAATCCCTGCGTTTGATGGCATAGTTTCGGTAGGTAACAGCACTTTGATATTTATCAAAAGAGTGTGCCTGCTGTTCATTAAATGTTGAGACGGCTTTCTTCGGGCCCATTGCCGCCAGTATCTCCCACGCACCATTTTGCATCATTTCGTTGGTAACTTTCTTGATTTCGGTTTCAGCCTCTTCAAGCTGTCTGGAAGTAAGTTCCTGTGCAACCGCCTGTGACTTAGGTTTCGATTCTTCCCAAAAGCTTCCGTTATACACGATATAATCCGTAGCAGGGGAATATCGCAGAAGACATTCGTATTCTTTTGCCATTACCGTTGCCTGACCTACATCAGAATAATCCTCTGGCTTAAGCTGTAAGTTTGAGTTAAACTGCTCCGGCGGTATATAACCATTCTGTGATGATACCTTTTTGCCAAAATTGACAGCACTGCCCCAGATGATTTTCAATTCACTTTCTTCAAGCGGTGGATTGCAATTCTCAGCCTGTTTCAAAAACAGGTTATACGCCTTTTCTGTATTCCCATAGCGTTTGATAATTTTCCCAGCATGATGTGACATGGTGCTGTTACGCTGCCCTTGTGGGATTTCCTCTTTACTTTGTTCCCAATCTTCAAATGCAACTTCATCAATATACTCCACAATATTTTTACTGCCATTATAAATTTCTACCTCTGCCTCATCAGTGCCAAAAAGCAGTCTGGCGCTATCGAGTGCATTGTTATCAAAATAGGGAAAAGAAGCAGCAATTTGTTTTTTCAGTGCAGCGTATTCCTCTGGGTCTGTAATCATGGGCGTTATAAAGTAAACATGAAATCTTGGACGGGCAGATTTATTTTCTTTTGTTTTCATATGATTTCGACTGTAAACAACTGCAAAAGAAACATCTTGAAAAACAAGTGCAACTTCAAATGGGGTGACCCATTCATCCGGGTTATCTGAATGATCATTATCACAATCAAGCGGAACATTATCAGCTTTTATAAAATTTGCACTACTGCGATAATTGTTCTTATACTCAGCTGTTACATGATCATGTATTACCGCCTGTTTTAATGATTCTTCATCTGTAATTACAGCTTTGTGAGGATAAACACAATTAGACAGACTCCCCACACAGTCTGCCGTAAATAAGGTTAATTCCATTATGCTTTCTCCTCCAAATCTTCCGTAAAGTAGCGGATTACTTTTCTTTGTTTCTGTGCCTTTGCAATCTCAGCTGCCATTCCCTCCGATATGGTGCTGCCAAATACCCATACTTCACTGCATTTCCCAAGCAGTACCATATCCATAAACATAGCAAGACCTCTTTCCGTGCTTTCATCCATGAACTGTGGGAAAAGAAGATGTGGTGCAATCGGTATTGCATTTTTTACAACTGCAAATCGGCTGAATACTTTTGCTAGATATATATTTTTCTCCACATCACCTGAATATGGAGAACAGATATACACCAAAGGGCGGAAAGAGGCAGCCTTGCGAGCTGCTCTCTCTTCATTTTCAACTTTAGTTAATGCTTCATAGGGAGTTGGGTCAAAATATCCCTCACTGTTAAACTTATCAATTCCCATACTCATCCTCCTGCTCAATCAAAGGAAAATATCCATCTTCCTTCATAAGACTGTAGATAAAAAGTCTGCCTTTCTGCGTCCAATAAGTATGAACCTTTGTATGAATACTTCCGTCATTGCCAGGATAGCTATGAGTTTTCGTGCTTGTATATCCTTTTTCCGCATATTTCTGATATAAAAGCCAGATAGCGCTCTGCTTAAACTGAACACCCTTATCATGAAGATATCTGTTCATACGATTGGCACTCCAGCCGTAATCTTTTGCAATAACAGAAATGGCAACCAGGTCTTTACAGTTAAGTACCACATCGTAATAAGATGCTTTGGGTTTCATCTCCACAATCTGCTGATTTTGTACTGCAACTGTTTCTGTAAGAGCCTTATTTCTATCACGCTCTGATTTTAGTTTCGTAAGTGCTGCAATCAACATATCTGGGTTATTAAGTAACTCATCAACTGCATAAACACCATGTTTGCGGATAGCAGGGAGAACCTCACTAGTTACCCAACGCTTGAACTTTTTCGCACTTGGCATCCTGCTTGAAAGAATAAGACTATAAAGACCACTTTCATTAATGACAGGTGTGTTTTGCATTCTTCCGATGGAGTCCTGAATTGGGACTTCATCTTTATCATCTTCATCTACATGATCGAGAATTGCCTTTGCGGGTCTTTCATAGCCAAGAATATCTGCTACATCTTTTCCCACAAAATAGGGAATACCATTGACTGTGACTGCTCTTACAGAGCCAAACTCTGTACTTTGGAAAACTTGTAATTCATTCATAAGAATTACCTCCTGTTATAAGATTTTTTGAAGAACCTTTGTCCCTCAAGTCACAGTCAAAAAAAGAAGGCTATATTTTAGCCCCCTTAAAAAAATATTTAATCTTTTTTATAAAACATGGTTTCATATCCATCAGCACGAAGTAACAAATCGTTAATCCAAGGCGGTGTTCTTCCCATCTGTTCGCATATGGCATCAACAGAAGCTCCCATGCTGCATTCAATAATCAGTTCATCGTGTACATGGCCACAGATAAAGCAGTGACTCAGTGTTTGCATTGCAAACATAAGAATATCCCGGCTGATTGCCTGCACGATATTTTCTACAAACTTGGGACCATAGCTTTCGATGCGTTCCCATTTTTTTGTGCCACCGATGCCTTCGTAATTTACAGACTCACCACCAAACTGATTCTCTCCGATGCGAGGTTTCACATAAGCAAGTCTTCTGCCAGATGGCAGCTGAATAAATAACATCCCGCTTTTACAAATAAAATAAATTTCACGGCATTCTGTTGTTGTTTTCTGTTTAACAGCAGTTTTAACAGCACGGTCAACATCCCACCAGAACTGCACAATATTCGGATTTGCCTTTCTCCAGGCATCCACAAGCGGCTGCAATTCTTCCTCTTTAAGTCCCATATCCAAGGCACCCATTGCTGTTAATGCACCTACCGAACCGCCGTAGCCTAGTGCCAGCTCAGCAATTTTACCTTTTTGTCTGAGATTACTGTTCAATCCGTGCTTTTCTACAGGTACACCAAACATAGCTGATGCAGATGCACAATAGATATCACCATTATTCTTAAAGACGTCACTTCGCCAGGATTCATCTGCAAGAAATGACAGCACTCTTGCCTCAATCGCCGAAAAGTCTGCTACCACAAGCTTATATCCTTGTCTTGGCACAAAGGCAGTACGGATCAGCTGCGACAATGTATCTGGAATATCATCATATAGAAGTTCCAGTGCCTTATAATCTCCATTCCTCACAAGGCCACGAGCCTGTTCCAAATCCGGCATATGATTTTGTGGGAGGTTCTGCAATTGAATCATCCTGCCAGCCCATCTTCCACTGCGGTTGGCACCATAAAACTGAAACATACCCCTGGCTCTGCCATCTCTACATACTGCGTTCTGCATTGCTTGGTATTTCTTTACCGATGATTTGGCAAGCTGCTGACGGAGAGATAGCACTGTTCTTAGTGGTTCAGCAGTTGCCTTTAATAATTCTGCCACTGCCTTTTTACCTAAGGTATCTGTTTCCAATCCATTATCAGAAAGCCACTGTTTCATCTGCTGCACAGAGTTAGGATTATCGAGTTGTGTCAGTTCCTTCATTGCGTTATTAAGTTCTGCTTTAGAGCGAGCATCCATTTCAATAGCCTGTTCTACTACAGTCATATCAAGTTCAATACCACGGTCATTGATCTCCTGGTCAAGATGATATTCATTCCATATAAAATCGGGGACAGGGAACTTGGAGAGTTTTTTCTGTATGGACATTTCTACTTCAACATCCCGCTTATTGTAGAAAACAAAAGTATCCCACTTAGCTTTATCATGATGTGGCAAATTACGATTACGTCCACCATTCGTCTTAGTTGGTTTGCATGGAACACAGAAATATCGGATAAGGTCTTTGCCTTCTTTCAATTTCTGTTCTTCAAGTCCCAGTACTGCACCTGCTCCAGCTAATGATAACGGCATCCCCATATAGGCAGCCCATATCATGGAGCATTTCCACGCAGATGGATTAAGATAGTTTTCAACTGCATCCTCCTTGATGCTATAGCTGTAAAAATGTTCGGGATAATTTTTACGCAGCCATACTGAAAGGCAAATGCGTTCAAAGGATGCGTTAAATGCCCACTTGGTCACTGTTTCATCAGCTAATGCCTTGATAATCTCTCCTGGTACTTCATCGCCCTGGATCAAATCAACCACCTGCACTTCGCCACCGTTGACAGCATAGCCAAACAGCAGAATTTCAAAATTCTCGGACTCCGCATATTTATATACACCGCATTTACTCAAATCAATATCACTGTAGGTTTCAATATCAATTGAGAGCGTTTTTATTTCACTCAAAACTTTCACTCCTTCCATAATAAGCAAGACGGCAAAGATTACTCCTGCCGCCCGTCCGTTTACTTACTCTGTAATATCTTCATTTTCTTTGTCGGTTTTAGCCCTTGATTTAAGATTCTTCCACTTTTTATGTACCCAGCGGAAGATATCACATACAGCCGATGTAATCCCATAGGAAGTCAAAGCAACAATGATATAAAATAGTACCAGTGCATCCACATCTTTTACAATTCGCATCATATCCATATATTTTTTACCTCATTTCATAGATTGTCATGGGTGGCAGCAGTGCCACCACCCACTTGATTTGCTTTGTTACATACCGATTAAGACAGGAAATCGTCCTCATTTTCAGTTTCAAAATCATCCTCTGCACGAGATTTGCCACCGAGAGGTTCACCATCCTTGATTTTCTGAAGGTTGTTGAGACCACAGGCAATCCCCTTATTACCATTGGAATTAAAGGAATAAAAGTTAATACTTGCACGGCCGTAAACGCCAGAGTAAACCTCAGAGCGGTCAATGATAGGCTGGCGGTCTGCATCTACAATACCAGGAGCAGATGCACTGTTGGCATTGATGAAATAACAGTCAGCGTATGCCTCATCATCGGGTCTTTCGGTATCGCCGTCACGAAGAGGTGTCTTAAGTACAGAAAGCGCAGGAACTGTTCTGCCATTGCCCTTCAGCTTACTTTCGCCCTCTTTGTATGCGGCCTCAATTGCGGTCTGGATTTTTGCTACCGTCTTGGCATCAGACTTTGGAATGATAAGAGATACGCTGTACTTCGGTGTTCCTCCATTGATAGACTTTGCTTCCCAGACATTTGCATAACTCCAGCGAGTATCGGGACCTGTGATTACCTTCATAGGATTGTTAACTTTGTTTGACATAATATTGTCCTCCTTTAATTTTCATTAAAATCTTCAGCTGCTAATGCAGCATTACTGTTATTGATAGCCGGACGCTTGTCACTCTCCGGCACGAGTGTTGGTTTACCCTGTGGCTTATAGGTAAAGTCGCCAAGGATTTCATCAAATTTCTTTTTGCCAAGTACCGATGTCATTGCCGTGATGCCAAGCAGTTTCTGTTCATATGGATCAAAACCTGCTGCAATAACGGCATCTGCCACAGCGGATTCATCCGTGTATTTTCTGTTGGAACGACCTTCAACAACCTTGAATCCGTGATACTCGGTACCACTAAGAGCCTGCTGAAGAGCATATTCCTTAATGTCATTGGCCCAGGAAATCAGTTCATCCACCTTTGGCAGAATTGCCTCAATCTCATCGGTTTCCAATGTTGCAGGCATCTCAAAATCATAACGGGCAAGTTCTAAGTTGTATTCGGCACGTTTACGACAGACCGCCTTTGCCTGACAAAACTGACAGTGCTCTCCTGCTTTATATTCACCCTCTCCTGCATAAGCAAGTTTTGCTGTAGGTGCAAGAGTGTTTTCTGCCCATGAATATAAGTCATCCTTTGACATCGTGAACACACTGACGTTTTCCTTGCGTGGCTGATAGATTGTCATGCACACAGCATTGATGTCATAAATCCCATCAAAGAGTTCCAAAGCACCTATGGCATAGCATTGCATCTGCGGATTCTCCATAGCCGATACAAGAACTCCTTTTCCATGCTTATAATCAATGACATACAGTGTCCCATCTGCAATAATTACGCAGTCCCCAGTGCCAAAGCCATTCTCTACAAACCTTGAAAAATCTAGTTTCTGTTCAATCAGAACAATAGGATCTTTACAGATTTGTTTTACATCCTCCAGCAGTTCCAGAACATAGCCTGCATAATCCTCTGCACACTGTTCCATTTCTGCATCGTAATAAGTAAGGCTGTCTGTGGGGTCTTTGGTTTTTATGCCTAATGCCTTTTCCAATTTGTACTGACAAATGCTGTGGGCATCCGTGCCTTGCTGTGCATATTCGCTGCCCTTGTCCTCATAGCTTTCACTAAGCCTTGCCGAGGGCGGGCATTCCAGCCACCTGTGACTGGAGGATGCAGAAAGTAATGCGTGTTTGAAGCTCATCCAATTACCTCCGCATCCGCAAGCAGTGCCGAATATTCTGCCGGGTCAATCTCAGACAACTTATCTGCACCATGCTTATTTAAAAGTGCTTTAACTTCTGCCGTATAACCGTTACGGGATTTCTCAGCAAGAACTGCACGAACATCCGTAAGGGATAAAATTTTTTCCTGTTTTGGAGTTTTCTTTGGCTTTTCTTCCTTTTTAGCAGCAGTCTTTTTTATAGTCTGCTTTTCCATATGTTCCTCTGGTGCAGAAAATAAATCTGCCAGTGATTCTGAAATACCAATAAGAATTTCGCCACAGTGTTTCAGTTCTGCAATTTCTGCAGCCAGTTCGCTCATCTTACTCATGAAACATTGCCTCCTTCCTTGACTTCTTTTACATCCACGGATGCAACCGACTGTCCCGGTGCAAGAAGATATACCTGGGTGAAATCTCCAAAAAGGAACTTCACAATTCTCGAAGGCAATCTCATATCTGCACCTCTTAAAACAGTGGCTTTCTTTCCGCTTGGATCAGTGACATTAATAATGATTTTGTGTTTCAATGCCATATCACCACCTCGCTTTCTGTAAGGTCATCTCCCTTACAAGTCACAGTCAAAGGAAACAGTCGGTTTATTAGCCCCTTGGAAATATTTTTAGAAATTCTTTTTTATAATCTCTAAGATGCGTTTTTTATGGTTGTAAACGGTTGGTACACTCATGCCAAGAATCTCAGCAGTTTCTGTTAATGAACATTCTTCTATAAAGAGAAGCTTGTAAACTTCCTGCTGTCTGTCAGTCATGGTATCTACAAGTTCATGCAAATGTTCTACTGCTGGCGATACATTATCTCCAAATGAAAATGATGTATCTTCTAAGAACTTCTGCTTATCCGATGAATCGTCATCAGAATCTGCGTAGTAATCTAATGACAAATTCCAGCCAATTGGGTACTTTTCACCTGGATGTTCTTCTTCCCATTCTTTTCTTGCAGCTTTTTCGTCTGCTGACATAGGTGGATGTCCATTTTTACAGTTGTAATAAACCTCACTGTCATCCAATGAATGAAGTGTAGATATCCAGGCTTCGGTTATTTCATTTTCTCCTGGTCGAATAATAATGTTGTCTTGATGATAGCCTCCATTGCCATCTGGTACACTGATTGGGTATCTGTATACCCCACGATCTTCTGTTCTTGTTTTACGAATTTTCATAAAAATTCCCTTGCCTTTCTGCCTGGTTCTTGCAGAGGGGCAAGGGAACAAATATGGTACGTGCTTATGAAGTACACCAATTGAAAAGGCCTGATTAGGGCATAAGGAAAAAAGGGTACTTCATATTGCACCCATCACTGCTTTCACAGTGACAGTTTCAATATTTGTATCCCAGCCCCTATAGCTAATCAGGCCTGTGATATTTGATTTATTGATTGTTTCTCCCCACTTGGGGAGGTAGATAGGTTGATTATTCAAATCCGTCACTATCTACCGTTTTTACAAGATTATTTTTTCTTGCTTGTTTTGGTCTGTGCTAACGCACTTCCAGCCACTGACTTAGCAGTATTGCTATAACGACCATCCTTCAAAATCTTACTTGCCTGTGAAGCAACTGATTTTGATGTCTGCTTTAAGTTCTTCGCCATGATGTTCACCTCCTTAGTCTACATTGCTAAATAGATGTTCCCTGATTGAATGCACACTACCACCTTTAATGGCCATCTCAAGGAATTGAGAGTATATTTCAGGAAGTTACTCCTGTTAAACTAATAATACTCTCTTTGCTTCTTTTACCCGTTGAATAAACATCAACAGCCAAAATGGCTGTCTACTGGGTTTATTCGTAAAAACATCTTAAATTCTTATAAAATTGCACATCTTACGACCAATATCCGTTGAACAAAGTTCAACAAAAATATTTTTTTGAGCATAAAAAAATAGACCAGACTTCAAGTCTGATCTATTTTTAGAGAATATTTATTTTTTCACTGGGGGCTGATGAATCAAATAATCATAGCTTTGATCCTTCAATTCTTCGTAGACATCATCATAATCAGTTGCCCATTTCAAATGTAGAAGAGAATCATATATGCTATTTTCTTCACCTTTTTTCCCCGGCAATTCTGAGTTTAAAGATAATTCAGCAAGTTGTAACATCTTATTACTAACGCGAAATGGAATATGTATACCCAAACATGTGGAAATAACATTAAGTTTTGTGAGGTTTGCTCCTTTTCTTAGATTACTAATAGTATTATTATCTAACCCAGTGGTAGCCCTCAATAATCGAACAGAATAACTGCATATATTTTTGCTCATCAACTTAGTCAGAGCATCACCAAACTCCATTCCATTTATAGCAATTAGCATTTCTTGCGACATTTCGTTGACAAGACCATATTGTGTAAGTAAATCTTCATCTATTTCATCATAATAATTAAAAGATTTGCTCGCCAAAGCTGCAGGTAATGTTACATAATGCAATTCTCCAGTTTCATCGTCAATCACAAATTGAAGGAAGCATTCTTCTCCATGCTCCTTTGCATAATTTGTAAGGAAAAATCTTCCATTATCATCACGTTGAATATATTTGCTATCGTAGATGCACAGCTTGTTCTCTACATAAGCGAAACAATCTGTTTCTAGTATACAACCTAATGCCTTACTTTCTGAATACCAATTATTCAGTGTTGTACTCTTAAGAGAAGATATAACGGATTTTCCTGCCATTTTTTCTTCTGTTAAAGTAATTCCAACACTAGTATAATCGTTGTTTTCATTTTTCTCTCTTATAACTTCGTTATATTCAACATTAGGATAAAGATAAGTATACGGATCCTGTCCACCACTTAAAAGAAATTGTCTTAAATATTGTTCAATATACATTGCAAGTCTAGATTCTTGATAGTTATTTCCTTCAACCTGCATAAAAAATATTCTTGCTTTTTGTTCATCTACAGTAGTCTTTAATTCTTCAAATTTACCATGAGCTTCTATTGTTTCTTTTGTTACTTTTCTTTCAAGCAATTCACGGAGAAGTTTTTCATAACAACCAAGTCTATTTATAACCAACTTAATTTTGTCATTCTCTGCTCTTTTCATCATTTCTGAAATATACTCTCTAAATGATTTTCCATGAATAATTTGTATATTTCCAGCTTGTATATCGTGAATGAAGATGTTGGCATATCTTTGCTCTTCTTGGGATAGCATAGAAAATGATTTGTGCAATTCTTTCAATGTCTTATCCAAGGACTCTGCATCATACTCACTTTGTATTAATTTTAAGAATTTCTCAAACCTTGAATTCATATAGTCTGCATCGATTTTTTCTGTGTCATACTCCGTAATATGTGTGTCGATTTCATATGGCACATCTCCACTTCGAACCCCACCTCCACCACCTTTTGCTAACTCTTTATATCTGGTAAGTAGGATTAGGTATGTCATTTCATCTAGGTGCATTATAATACTTTCATCGTTTTCATCGGTATATGTATTTTGACTCCAAGTGAACCCTTGTATTGTTGCTGCCTCTAAATGTGTAGAGAATTGTTTAAACTGCTTTGCAAATTTAGCTTTTACAGAAGACTCATCTGGTAACTTCTCAAAGTCGCTTATGCCTGCATTCTTAAATAGTAATTCCATCTCATCAAACAACCAATTTATCTGTCTCAGGTTGTTTGGTAACTTGTCCACAAACAAACCTAACGGAATGTCCCCTGAATAAGCCTTTACAGCAGCCTCTATGTTTTTCTCCATTGTATTAGGTCGCCTGTAGTATTTAATTATACCAAAAGGTTTCTCCGCAAAATTGAACAATCTGTTGGTTCTTGAAAATGCCTGAATCAGATTCTCATACTCCATTACCTTATCTAAATACAGCGTGTTAACCCATTTAGAATCGAACCCAGTAAGCATTTGATTTACAACAATAATAATATCAATTTGCTCGTCTTGGTTGATTCTTTCATAAGGTTTTTTATGAGCCAATCTTAAGCTTACATCTTTTCTAAATTTATCGTATGTCGGAATAGTGAAAGACTGAGAGAATCTCCCGTTATAATCTTCAAGCATTTCAACGATGCCATCTTCTTTTTCCAACGACCCGCCACCTTCGTTATCAATGCTAGGATCAAACATTGCAGTAATAGCTAAACTCGGCAATTCCGCTTTCATTAATCGATAATATGCAACAGCCTCTGGAATACTACTTGTGGCAAAAATCGCATGGAACTTTCTGCCTCGGCTATAAATAGTCCATTTCTTCTTGATATCAGCTATTACGCCGTTTCTGTATTCATCTGTTTGATACTGTTCGTTTGGTATAAAATCTTCAATGCCAGCAACCCATTTCCCATCAACTTGTTCACCATACATTTTGACTTGCGAAGAATCCATGTACTTATAGAACATCTTTTCTTTTTTAGGGTCACCCATAACTTCTTCCACATTAGCTGCCTTGGCTTTATGAAGTGCTACCGCTTGTCTAAGGGCAGAGTCATCGTAGATTTTTACCATATATGGGTCAAAACCTAATACATTTTTATCTCTGATACCATCTGCCAAGGTATATCGATGTATTTCATCACCAAAGATTGTTGGCGTTGTGCTATCCTTCTTAATATTTACATCCTGAATAGGAGTACCAGTAAATCCGAAAATTATTGAATTCTTAAATGTACTCTTAATAGTGGTTAGCATTTCACCAAAAGTAGAACGATGACATTCATCGATTATAATTGCAATTCGTTTTGATTGAATTATCTTTAAATCAGCTTCATTTAAGGCCAACGCCTCTTCAGAGATATTACTCAGTTTTTGTATTGATGTTACTATCAGTGTATTATCCAAATCATCACTTTTAAGCTTTGAGATGAGAATATCAGTATTTTCAGTGGCTTGTACAGATTCTGTTTCATTTGCAAAGGATCTATATTCCTTTAAGGATTGTATTCCTAGTTCTTTTCTGTCAACTAAGAAAATAACTTTATCTGCATCATGTGAACTGGCAATCAACTGTGCAGACTTAAAACTGGTCATTGTTTTACCTGAACCTGTAGTATGCCATACATGACCTCCCAACTGGCTTATTTCTTTCCAATTCTTCTTAGCTACCTTATCAGCTATACCTATTGCAGCATAGTACTGATAACTTCTCATTACTTTCAATACACCATCTTCAGTATCGGCAATGGTATAAAAACCTATAAGCATATGAGCCATAGGAATATTAAGTAGTTTTGCAATAACCTCATCCCACTTATTGATCGGCTCATTATTAAAATTCTCCCAATGGAAATAGAATGCTTTATTAAACTTCATTCCTTCTCCCGGATTTGCGAAATACACAGACTCATCCGGTTGCATTGCAACGAAGACTTGAATTAGTGAAAACAATCCCCTAAATACACCCTCGTGAGAATATTTTTCTATCTGGTTGTATGCCTCACTTACCGGTATTCCACTCTTTTTTAATTCAATGTGAATAACAGGCATACCATTTATTAACAGCATTAAATCTCCACGCCTATTATTTAGAATAGGCGACTTTGTAGGGAAATGAGGCTGTTGCACTATTTGATATCTACTCTCACCATAAGCAATTTCTTGGCGATCATAAATTTTTAAGCTAACTTCTTTACCGAAATGCTCTTTATCATGTGGGTTGTCTCGTTTAATAGACACACTTCTCCCATTAATAAAACTATTTAATTTGATAGGAGATTGCAGCAGTTTAATCTGCTCCATAATCTGCTGCATTTCTCCGTCTGTCAATGGGCATTCATTTAAACGGTCTTTCTGCCGATTGTTATTAAACAAAATGTCTGCCCAGTTCTTTATCAAGTCTTTTTCTGAAGGATGTCGAATTACTTCTGACTCCCAGCCACATTCTATCAAGGCTTTTATGACAGCCTCTTCAAAATCTGTTTCTTTATCAAAATACAATTCTATCCCCCCTTAAACAAACATTTTTTCCATACAAGACGCTTTAATATTCTTTAACTTTTCAAGCCTACGTTGATGAATCTTTATAAGGTTATCTATGCTGTCAAGAAAATTTCCAATTTTCCTCTGTTCTTCTATTTTGGGAACAAAGACCTTAATTTTTATAAAATCTGATTCATGAATACGCCACTGTCCATAAACAACGCCTTGTCTCCATTTTACCATTTCATTGATAAATTCTTTTCTAACAAGCATTCTCCCAATAAAATCTGAATCTGTATTTTCAGTTGGTTCAAAAATACTATAAACTGGTGAAAGTGAGGCTTTCCCATACTTATTAAGTCCAATAGAACCTGTTTCAAGATTATTTGAACTATAAATAAAATCTCCAAATTCCGTTCTTTTGTACGCTTTATTTTCACTATCATTAACAAGAAAACTTCTATCATATCTATCGCCTTTAGGTGCAACACCTTCGTTTGCAATAAAAGCCATAAGTGGGTATTCATTGCTTTGAGGAAATTGTTCATTACGCTCAACAAGAATTTCTCCAACCTTACGTTGTTCCCAAGGGTCAGTGAATCCATTAAATCGAATCTCTGGCACATTGCTACCATTTGGGGGGAACATTTTTTCCATTAATGATTTTTTTACAATTGTAAGTTTTTTAATCTTAGACACTTCAAAACCTATCTTATCATCCAACGAAGATAAAAAATAACCAATTTTTGCTTGTTCCTCAAATTCTTGTGAAATGATTACATCGGTATCTTTTATTCCAGTCTTTGAAATAGATGTAACCTTTACCCCCTGCATTAGAGGTAATAAGCGTTCATGATACACAGTTGAATTCAGATAATACCCCATATACTTTGGTGCATATTTCTGTTTTGGACGGCATGGTATAGTATGCAACCCTGAAATAACAGGAGTATCTTCAATACCAATTACTTCCGTACATTTTCCTACGGACTCGTCTTCTGCTGTGTCCGCAATGACAATATCTCCATCTTTCAAGTATGATTTGATAAACTTCAGTGCAATGGAATCGTCACTGATATAAGGGAGTTGCTGACGATTGACATCAATATACTCTCCAAATTTAACCAACACATCACCGTAATGAACATTTTTTGCCGCACCACCATCATAGTTTAACGCATCTCTGGATAATGTATTATTAGAAAGCATATCGAATGTCTCATCAAACTTTTTCTCAATCCACTCAGTTTCATATCCAGAGAATCTGATTTCAGGTTTTTTTCTTTTTTTTGCCATCACTGTACCCCCAAAATCTTCTTTAATTCTGCTAATCCTTTAGTGTCATAATCGTTGCCAACAAGCTCGTCAATCATATTTGATAATACTTCACTTGTGTTTTCGATTTGATTTTCAATATCAGAAAACGTAATGTAATATTTTTCGTTTAGATGAATTACTTTATTAATCAGTTCTCCAATAATTTCATCTGGAATAGCAAAAAGAGAATCTACTAATGGCTTTATCCATTTTAATTCCAGCAAACGCAAAGATGCGTCCTCATCAAGATTTTCAATGGTTTCTTTGGTCTTAATATGGAGGGCTTCCCATTTCTGTTTTAGATCTTTTTTAGCCTGGCTTTCTTCTTCCATAAGAGATAATACAGTCATCACTTTGTATTCAAAGGAATCTTCCGGGAATTCATATGTTCTTTGTAATTCGCTTATTCTACTAGTAACAGAGCCTTTCTTATATGTCCCATCTGAACCTTGTTCCATTAAATCCCACGAAACTGTATCACATTTATTTATATAATCTAGCTTTTCTTTTTTCTTTGAAAGACTTAGATACCCTCTTAATATTTTAATTTCATCATTTTCCACATCACTGAGGGCTTCTGCAACAAAACTCTTAACTTCCTTTGCTACAAAAGCATCGTTTGTGTCATTCAATACATTGCTTTCTCTTTCTTCTGCATCAAGCGAATCGATAATTTCAGCATACAAAGAAGTGATTTCAATTAATCTTTTTTCTATTGCCTGAAGTTCTTCTAAATCTTCGGTAAGAATCTCTCTTTGAACTAAATCAAAAGGTAGTATATGACCCTTCCATCCATCTTGTACCTCTGGAATCTCGTCATCGTTAGCTTCCTTCTTTTTTGCAACCATATTAGGGTCTACTTGATTGATAACCTCAAACCCTTCTGACTGAATCATTTCCAAATCTGTAGAAATCACATCCCAATTATCCGAAAGTATCTGATATGCTTTGTACTTGTCAGCAAGTTTCACATTTTCTATTCTTGCAAAAATATCCACACTTACCTTTTCTTTCTCATTCTCAGCAGACACATCAAGAATTTCTTCAATCAAATCATTTTTAAGTTTTTTATAAAAATCACTAAATTCATTTGAGAATGCCTGCTTGTAGTTTTTCAATGACTCATGAGAGGTAATAGCCGCTTTAATATCATCGCATTTCACAGCCAAATATTCATTAGACATTTTCTGAAAAATTGCATCTCTGAGTTTTGGGAAAGCCTCCCAATACTCAAAGAGTTGGTCTACTTCCTTTACAGGTATTCCACCAAACATAGTCGCATGAATATCCCAACTCTCTGCAGGTTCTAATGAATTAACATAACGAGGGATATTAAGGTTATAACCATTTTCTCGAATGGTTTCCTTAGAAACAAGTGCAGAATACTCTTCAATGGATTCTCTGCTCTTAACAACGTCAGCAATTTTTTTAATGTCACGTGCTCTCAATACATTATTCTTTCCAGCTTTCTCAAACCCTTTAGATGCATCTATAATCAACACGTCTGAAGTAGGGCGATTTCTTTTAAGAACCATGATGATAGTAGGAATACCGGTACCAAAGAAAATATTTGGTGGCAATCCTATAATGGCATCTATGTTGTTCTTTTCTATAAGATTCTCTCTGATTTTACCTTCATCTCCACCTCTAAAAAGTACACCATGTGGAAGAACAATTGTCATGATACCATCGTCTTCTAGATGATACAGATCATGCAATAAAAATGCATAATCAGCTTTACTCTTTGGTGCAATACCATAGTTTTTGTAACGAGCTTCAAATTCTTTATTCGAAGGGTCCCACTTTTGAGAGTAAGGTGGATTCGAAACGACAGCATCCACACGTATCAATTTGTATGTCTTATCCTTATCTGTATCCTCAAAAAATGGCCAGTCATCCTCTAACGTATCACCATTTCTTACATTAATATTTGCGGGGCTAATCCCTCGCATAACCAAGTTCATTCTTGTGAGGTTGTAAGTATTTTCCTTAAGTTCCTGTGCATAATAATCTATCTTATTTTCTCCTTCGATAAATTTTGCAACGGAATTACCGATATTTATCAATAACGAACCCGACCCAGATGTAGGGTCATATATCTTAATTTGATTTCTATTTTTCAAATGCTCTGCAATGATTTCTGACATTAGAACAGAAACTTCATGCGGAGTGTAGAATTCTCCTGCTTTTTTACCTGCGTTGGCAGCAAACATACTAATCAGATATTCATAAATAAAGCCAAGAATATCATAGTCCTGCTTTCCATCCATAGGAATTTTTCTTATCAATTTAAGAAGACTTTTTACAGCTTTTGTTTGTGCTTGTGCAGTTTCTCCAAGCTTAGATAACCCTGTCTGCAATGTATTGAAAATTTTCTCAAACACTTTTCTATATACATCATCAATGTTACGGTCATAAGCAGATAATGCATCCCTAACATTGGATATGTCAAAATCGTTACCTTTGTTAAGCCAAGTTGAAAAAAGATTTTCATACGCAATAAAATATCCCAAATTTTCTCTTACATGGGCTGCGTACTTACAATGTCGTCAACTTAACAAAACAGTAATATAAAAATTACAATAAATTTAAAAATAATTGTGCTATTTAACAAAAAA